TTTGGCCTGATGCTTGGTTCTGGTCGTAGGTGGTGTCAATGACTTCTGTGATGACCTGACCGCCGGGGATCGTTAAGCCTTGGGTGAAATCAAATTGGGTGAGGTTGACCTGGCCTGCGATGACGGCTGTGCTAGTAGCGGTAACACGCTTCTGGGCGATCAGAACCTTCTCTTTCCGTGTGGGTGGTTCATCATCTGCGACAGTGGGCTCCTCAAAACCGATTTCACCGTTTTGACAGATGAGCTCCCTAAAGTCGTCGGGGACAGGGACTTCCTCAGATACGTCTTTGTAGAAGAAGTCTTCCCGTGTGATGATCAGAATCTCTTTACTGGCAAGCCCAGAAATTCCTGAAGGCACTACAAAAGTGCTTACTAGCTGTGATCGGTTGTCATAAGCATCCTGAAGTTGAGCTTGGATGATGCCGCCGAGATAAGAGGCTCCAATACCAGTCTGAGTTGTAATCCTGGTGGTGACGTAATCATCCTGATCGTAAAGTGTCCTTATTTTATTGACTTCCAGATTGCCAAAACTAACTGAAGTGCCGTCCTCAAGAAAAAACTCAACATTGGATGTGCTTGTGGTGATATCCTCTTCCCAATCCCGCTGAGCATCGGCCTCATCGGTGCTGCCGGGATTTGAAAAATTAAATTCCGGCGCAATGGTATTTAGCAGGTCTTCCTCTGATCCGGGTTCCGGTTCTGGCGCTTCAGGATCAGGTTCTGGTGGCGGTTCTGGTGCTGGGTCTGGTTCACGCGGTGGATCACCAGTCAGCCTTCTCGATTCATAGGACACCGTCACCGTTTGACCCGGCAGGATGCCCTGATTGATCCCGGTCAGATCAATGATTTCATTGCGGGTGAACAAAGGTCCTGCACTCGGCTCTTGGCTGAACTTCTGGATATTGAGAACTTCATCCTCATCCAGGTAGCCGACCAGCGACTCATTGGCCAGCAGCTGATCGATGACATTGACGTAGCCGCTGCTCAGGTCAAAGGAATCTCGTGTGAACTGAGCGATCAGGCTTTCACCGCTACGGCTGATGCCCAGTGCTTCAAGGCATTTGGCCAGCACACTCTGAGCTGGAATGGTCAGCGGTACCCGGCCAAGGATGCTCGCAGGTGCAAACAGCACCGGTTCAATCGGTGTGATCCTGTTAGCTGCTTCCTCACTGCCAAACAGGTTGGCGCCATCGCCCCTAGGTAGATAACACTGATCGCCCTCGTTGAAATCAAACGCTGAAGGCGGGAACGTATCTGGGACTGGGCCAAGGTCAGGCTCTTCCCCTGGGGCAGGTGGCTTTGGTCGATTGGGTGTGTCCGGTGCAGGTTCAGCCTCTTCTGGATCAGCACGCCTGCCGCGCAGGTTGGCCAGGTAAACCAGCTTGTCGCCAAGCTGCACCGTGGTCTGGTTCCTGAACGGATCCGCAAAGCTGCTCAGTACCCGCAGCGTGCGCGGAATCCTGGAGATCACACCATCTTTTTCCCAGCCGAAGTAGACAAAGCTGCCAACGGTTGGTGTGCTGATGCCCTTGAGCACCACCTGCCCACGACAGCGGATCAGGCCCTGCCGAGCTGAAATGGCCTCATCAGCCAGGTTGGCTTGGATGATCGTGCCAAGGTTGCAAAACGACCTGGCGCGGACATCAACGGTCATTGCACCACTCCAACGCTGATAGACACCGTGTAAGTCACGACCTTGAGGCCGTTCACCACGTCATTGACCGCAGTGGCTGTTGGAGCACTGATTGGGAAGTAGGCACCTGCAGCTGGTGTGGTTCCAATGGTGCTTTCAAACCAAGTTTGCAAGGCTGCCCATCCCGCTGCATTCGTCTCGCCTTCGAGTGCATATACCTTGGTTGCCGTAAGCGGTCCGGTGATGTAGCTCGTACCTGCAGCAGTCAGCTGCAGCTGCGGGATGTCCTGATAGGTAACCGGTGGGCTCAGCAGCGTCAGCGTGCAGCTGCCGAGGGTGAAGGTGCCAAGGTTGACGCGATCTTCAGCGCTCTTCTGCTTTTCCCGCTGGCGTAATGCAACCTGCAGCGCTTGTGCAGCATCGACCAGTTCAACGCTGGCCTGGATGTAACGGCCGGCTTGCTCACCGCTAGGTGCAGTGATGAACCAGCAGCCGACGCCGCTTGCATTAACGCCATTGGCGCTAGCGGTCAGGCTGACGGTGGTGCCAACAGAGTTAGCGGCAACGCTGTCAGGATCTTGGATGCGTGCATCGCGCCAGGTGTTGTACACGCTCAGCAGCGACTGCCACTCAGTTGGAGTCAGTAGGCCACTAACGGACCAGCGGCGAGCGGTCAGGCCATCTCGGGTGCCCGTGTCCTCATAGCCATAGGGCTGAGCGAGGAGCTTGGTGGTGGTGAAGGCGCCGATGGAGATGCTCATGGCTTATCCGAGTTGAACGGTGGAAGCACCGGTGTTGGCATCGACCGCGACGTTCACGGTCCAGTCCTTATTAACAAGATTGTTGGTTGCTTCAGTCAACTGAGTGTTAACGCCAACAAGGCTGGCGTTGATAGTCGCTAGGTCGTTTTGGGCCTTGCTTAGATTGTCCCTATTCTGAGTTAGGTCCTGCTCTAGTCGATTTTGCTGACGGTCAGCCTGGATCAGGCGAAGCAGAGCATCATTCCTTTGCTCAGTGTTTCCGCTTACGTTGAAGTTAAGGCCACGACGTGCAGCGATCTCTTGTGCCTGAGCGCGAAGCTGCTCGTTAAGTGCAGCTTGATTATTGGCAATCTGCTGCGGTGACAAGAACTCGTTAAGTCCGCCATTAGATGTGTTCTGGAGCTGTTGGAGTTGGGTGACGGTGTCCTCGATGCTCCTGCTGATGCTTTTTACAGAGTCCTGAGCGGCTTTATAGGCATCAAGTAGATCTGCTTTTGTCTTGGCTGCTGCAAGCTTGACATTTTCAGACGCAACGAGAGATGCGTTCAGGAGGTCATTGTTTCCAGGCTGTGCTCGAAGTGCTGCTTGGGCGTCTTGTTCCGCACGCTTTGCATCCTCAAAAGACTTGACTGCCTGTAATGCTCCTATTCCAGTACCAGTTAAAGAGCCCCGCTGCTGCTCAATAGCAATTTCCTCTTGGATGCTCTTAAGCTGATTTGCGGCAGCAATGTTCTGCGCCCAGGTGTCCCGGTCAATTCGAGCAATATCCTGTTTTAACCTATAGGTTTCTAGGGCGGCGTCCCTATTGATCTGAGCTGCCTTTGCTTCCGCTAGACCTGGAACCGCTAGCGACTCCTTGCGCCGTAGTTCGATCGCTTCAATCTCTTTTTCGAGTGCTAAACGCTTGTTGCCAAACGCTTCGGCGTCTATCTGTCTATAACTGTTTGAGAGCAGGTCGTTTTGACGGCTCTGCGCCTCAGCGATCAGCCGCTCAGCATCTAGGACTTTCTTTGTTTTGCCATAACGCTCGTCAAGTAATCGGTTGACTTCCTCGTAAAGCTTTGTCGGGTCTCCCCCCACATTATTTCTGGCTTCTGCAACGATGGCGGTGCGCTGCTCATCCGTCAGCCCTAGCTGTTGAACCCTCTCGTTTACTACTCCGCGCTGACCAATGAGGTTAAATGACAGCGCCAGCTTACTTATGAAGTCAGCGAGCGGCCCTGCAACGAATTTCGCCAGAACAGTAGTGGCGCTAGCAAAACTACGCTGCAACTCACCTGTAGCTTCTGATAGTGCGTCAAGTTCTGACACATCGCCAAACTGCTGAGCAATATCCAGCTGTAAACGCGCAGCAGCCTCTGCTTCGCGACCGGTATCTATTAGGGCTGATATATTCTTCTCAAGTGACTTAGAAGAAATAAGGCCGGCGCTGGCTAGTTCTTTAAACTTCCCAATAGGGTCGTCAAGGGCAGATCCAAGCAGGCTTAAGCGCGAAACTGCTGCGTCTACTTGTTGACCGAGGGCGGTGCCGATCAGGCTAAGGCCAAAACCAAACTGTCCTCCTACAGCACCACCCGCAGCACCTAGTAGGCCGCCACCCACACTTGCCCCGACACCTTGGCCGAATAACAGTGGAAAAGCTCCACCAATGATTCCGCTGCCTAAAGCATCACCAGCTCGTTGTCTTACCCCGTCACTTATTCCAGTTCTTGGCCGCGGCTGAGCAGCAAATAAATCATCAATAGCTCTTGCTTGCCTCTGTCTGTCAGCTGGTGAGCCAGGAATGACTTGACCGTTACCCAAATTGCCGGAAACTGGGCTGGCGTTTAATCGGCCAATCCGCAACCCCTCTTTTATTTGTGCAGCACGCTCTCGCTGTGCCTGTCGTTCAAGCGCAGCAAGCTCTTTTGCATCCTTAGTTGCTTGTGCTAATCGCTGACGCTCAGCACTAGCGAAATCACGTTGCTGCTGCTCTAAAAATCGAGGAGAGCCAGGGAGGTCTACGCGACCTCGTATTGGTTCGCTCGGGCCGCCAATTCGACGGCTTCGCTCAATCGCAAATGGAGAACTTGGTACACCTAGGCCGTTAATTAGTCGGCCACTTACCTGTGAAGCCGACTGTCGCGACGAGCTTGTACTGCTTGCGGCACTGCTACGGCCTCCCCTGATTCCACCTGTTCCCCCAGGTGCTAAGGCCGCGTCGCCCAGTTCCCTTGCGACAAGTGCTCTTGCTTCGCGAAGGCTGCTCTTAAATGCTTCGAGATCAACCGTTAGCCGTAGCTGAGCTTCCCCTAGGTTCTCTGCCACGAGCGCGGTTTCCTCCTATAGCCAAGGTTGCCCAGGAAACCTTGGGTATGGCTTCTGCCCTCAGCGCTCTTTCCAATGCAACCGTGACCTTTTCGGTCGCTGGAACCGGTGTCGTTACAGATCCGACGACTGGCAACGTCAGCCCAGCGATCTCATCTGTCACCATCAGCATGTTCTTAAAGGCTGAACGGGTGCGTAGCGCCACCTTCCCTGGCGTGGAGGTGTATGAGACCGTCTTTGATGGCTACGCCCTAGAGCCTCTAGATGAGGGCATCACAGTCGGCACAAACGGTGTAGTGACCTTTGCTGGTCAAGATCCGATTGAGTGCGAGGTCACTGCACTCCGCCTGCCCTACGGAAAAACGGGTCTACTCGGCAGCACCCTCAACGCTGCACTTGGTGAACGCATCCAACTGCTGTCTAGAGAGCAGGTGGGGTAGTGGCCAAGATCGTTAAGTGGAACGCGGACAAGCTGATCAAGCGCGTCCCACTTGTCCTTACTAACTACGGCATCAAGGTCACGCCGCTACTTCAGGAGTCGATCAAAGCCAAGATCTACCCATGGCCAACAGTGACGGATCAAGGTGGCCGCATCGTTACTCTGCGCAATAACGGCGAGGAAGTCACAACCCCTCGAAACATCGTTGATACCGGAACCCTGCTGCGGTCTCAGTCGGCCCCGAAGATCACTGCCAATAGCCTGCGGATTATCTGGGGTGCTCCTTACTCAGGTGAGGTGCTAAGGGGTGGTTACGTCGTTGGCCGGAGCAATGGCAATTACATTGCGCCGGATCGTGATTGGATTACGCCGGTCCTAAGAACAGAGCCACCACTGAAGTTCTTCGCAGCGGAGTGGCGGAAAATAGGCGGCGCATAAAAAACCCGCCACCAGTAAGGCAGCGGGTTTGTTAGCTCCCTAATTCAAATCAAGCGTTAGATTCTGCTTGCCAGTTGTAGGCACCATACCCAGTCAGGGTGAAGGTTACCTGGGCCACATTGCCTGCGGCAATCGACTCAGAGAAGTCGGTCACCCATGCAACACCAGAGTGGTACTCAGGGCTACCAATGGAAGTCATCTCAGGCGATTCGCGGTACCACTGAACGGTGGTGCCGGTGGCAGCTTCCATTGCTGCCTGCTTGAGGATCAGATAACCTGCATCATTGAGATTCAGGTTCATCTGCATCGGAATGTTATAGCTCTGCTGCTGCACAATCGAGGCCGTATAGCCCATCGTGCTGCCGTAATCCAGCACGTCCTGGGTCTGGGTAGTGCCCTGGATCGAAGCGTCAGTCAGCGACAGAACCTCAGTCAGGCCCGTGGAGCTGGTCGGGTTGCTCGAAGCTGTGGTGCCGAGCTTAACGTAAAACTTGTAATTTAGAGAGTTAAAAAACGAGCCCGTGGCCATGGTCA